CTAGGGACCTCCCTAGGCACCATTTTGTAACAACATATATATTAGCGCACGCTTTTATTGATTAAGTTCTATTAGCGTCTACCTTATATTTATAAATACTTTATTTTGACACGTAATATACGTTAATATAATATTAGTAGAGAATTTTAACTCAACCTTAAAACGTTGTTTTCGAATCTTCGTTGTTCCACCCCCCTATATGAGAATGGACTTTATCGTTATTCTCTTCATTTTATTATTTATTGAAAATTTTATTTTCAAGCAAACTTTTAAAATACCCCGTTTATAGTTTGTTCACCCTTTATTAATATTCACCCTTTTTCTAGTTGTAGAATTAGGCCACCTATATTTCTCATTCAATGCGTTTGAATACCCGGGTTCAAGCATCCTGTAGTGGTCCTACTAGGCTTGTCGTGTCCCTCATTGTGAGAACTTTTTATTAGAATTTATTTGTTCTGAGTCGTTTTCAACGATATTTCATTAGTGTTTAGTGTGATACTCGCACCGCTTTTATTTTCTTTTAATTTTATTATTGCTTTCATACACGGTAAATAAATAACAATCCCCGCATTTCAGTAATACAGTGCTTCGTTTATGTCGCTGCTCAGCAGAATGAGGTTGCTTATAAAGACATCCCTGAAAATATTTTTATATCTTATGGGTACCCCCCTCTTTATTAAGTCAACTGAGCTGTTAATAATCCATGTCAAATTTAAATAAACAAAATTCAAAATCTTCCCTTCATGAGGATCAATTTGATCTTAAGAAAGGAAGTAAAACATTTTTTAGTGTTGCTACAGAAATGTTTTCTAAAGCTGGTTTTCCAAAACTTTTTGAAAGTGCTAGCAAAGATGAAAATCATATGATGGATTCTTATTTGGAAATTATATTTAATAATCAACAAGCTATTAATTCTCTTAAGAATTTTAAAATTTCTCGGAAAAGAAAACACCCCGAATTTTCCGATGAAAATTATTGGAATTATGATACTGTTTGTGATTATGTTTTGAATATAAATGATACTATCGAACTTCTTAAAGGAAGAACTTCTTCTTTAAAGAATGTCTTTGATGATGAAACTTCTTATGAAACAACACCATTTTGGTCTGATCTCGAATTTGATTCAGATGGTGATATTGTTGATCCCCAATCGTTTACTAGTAACTTTACTGTAGATGTAAATCATAATATAAACTTACCTTTTATTGGTAGTTTATTTGGTTCTAAGAAGAAGAATGAACCAACTGATGATTCGAATGATCCATCTCTCTTAACTTCTGTTAAAGAAAAATTAGGAGAAGTTAAACCTGGAAAATTTTTATCAAGCATCTTTGGTTCAGAATTTGTACAATCTATCTGGGATAAAACCAAATATATCGTTAGTCTTTTAGGAGATTATGGGATTTTGATCGCTCTGATTATAATTGCTGGAGTTATCATGAAGAAAGGTTTTAGACCTGTTTCAACATCATTTTTAATTTTGTGTAAAATTATTATTATAGTATGTATTGTTAAAGGAACTTACCACTTGGTTACTGGAAAATTTAATGATTCTATGCATGGAGCATGGATCAAATTATCTAAACATATTTCCAATTGGTTAAACTTTTATAAAATGCAAAAAGAGTATAATGATACTTTTCCTGATGATGTTGATGATCTTGAAGGTGATCCTTTAGATGTTGAACCACAATCTATGCGAGATTATGGTGATGGTTTATCGAATTCTATTATTTTACTTTGTAGTGGGCTTATTGGTTATAAAACCAAGAACCCATTTTCTACTACACTTATGAAATTTATTTCTACTACCAATGTGCAACGTGAAAACTTAGTATCTGGTATATTGACTGTTTCGGACCTCTTTGCAAAGCTGTTGAAAAAGATGACTGCACCAGAAAATATTACAGAATTTTTCGAAATAGATGTTGTAGATCCCTACAAAGTTAAACCAATTCTTGAGGAAATATCTCAATATTGTTCTGACTCTAATGCTGGATTAGATGTTATTGATCCTCTTCGTGATGTATCTCTTGTTTCTTTAGATGAAAGAGCAAGAAAAATATTATCTACTTTAGATTCCAAATCTTATGATTATAGATGTTTGACGTCTAGCCTAAGAGAACTTGAAAAGAGAAAACTTAATGTCGAAAGTGTTAAGAAAGCTCTTAAAGGTGATAGAGTAGAACCTGTTGGTGTTCTTATGATGGGTAAATCTTCTGTTAAGAAGAGTATTCTTTTGGGAAGATTATCTAAAATGTTCACCTATGCTACTATCCCTGAATCGTGGCAGAAAGATTTCACTCAAAACCCTGAATCTTATATGTATATTAAACCTTCTGATAAATTTTATGATGGTTATAATTATCAATGTTGGACTACATTAATGGATGATGCTTTCCAGAAACGATCTGTTGCTGGAGCTGAGTCTAGTGAAGAATATGATGTTATTAAGATGATTAATACTCATGCTTATTGTTTGAGCACAGCTAATGTCGATGGTAAAAATAAAGATTATTTTAGATCTGCTGCTGTTTTTGCAAATACAAACAGGCAGACAACTAACCTCAAAGATATGCAATCTGTTCTTGAATGGAAAGCTGTGGTTAGGCGTTTTAAAATATTAGTTGATATTGATGTTAATCCTAAGTATAAAAATGATATTGGACAAGTTTCAATTGAAGATTTACCCTCACGTACAATTGTAGATTTTAATAGCTTGGGTCATGATCTTACTGGAACTTTTATTCCGGATGATTATTGGATCATTACTCCTTACAAATTTGATCCACATGCTGTTGATGAATCTCAGCTTTTTGTTAAACAAGAATCTATATCTTATGAAGAATTAGTAGAAAGAACAATTCAAAATTATAAAGATAATGTAAATAATTATTATATGAATAAATTTGAGAATATGCGTTCCTTTGAAAGATTAAGACCTAAGATTAAAGAGAAGTTTGGAGATAATCTTCATGAAAAAGGAAAATGGTTTGATAAAGCTGATCCTGTTGATGAAAAATTTAAGCAAACTCTTGTGGATATTTTAACAGGAGAAACCGATATTGAGATGATTCCATTGCCCCAGTCTAAAACTACAAGAGATAAGAGATTTAAGAGTGAAATGGATTTCCTTAGTGATATTGAAAATATTAAACTAGAAGGAGATTTCACAACTGTCCAAGATTCTTTCTTGAATAGAGAGAAAGATGAATGGTTCTCTGCTGCTCCTGAAGGTAGTGAATCTTTTGATAGACATGCTAGGATTATGCATTGTGCAAATCTCTTTAATATACAAGAAGATCATTTAGATGTTTTATCTGATCATGATTTAGATTTACTATGCACTAATCTTGAAATTCAAGAGGGCTTCACTGAAGAGCGAACGAGTGTCTTCAGAGTGAATAGATCTAGTGATCGTATATATGGAATTGGTATGTATTTACCTGTATCTTCACATCTAATCGAAAATGATACACCTGAGTATTTTGAATCTAAGAAATACGAAGGAGCTATGTTACATGTTAAGTTTTTACGCTCTATTCATCCTATTAAATTGCACTGGTTTAAGGATAAATATGATCCTATACTGAAAGTTGAAGTATCTGCAAGTGCTTTCTGGTTTAGAGCTGTGAAGCAGTGGGATGCTATATTTGATTTAGTTACAGATTTTAAGAAAAATACTTTGGCAGCGAAATTTCTTCACAAATGGTTTAGTATGTGTGATGTTATTGGAAGAAGTGATTTTAAAGATCATCCTGTAGAGGAATTTTTAACTTTCTTCCATTCATTATACACTGATGAAGCTAAAGAAACCCTATTCTCACACTTTGGAGATTTAGATCTTTTCTTTGCTTTTATGTTAAGGATTTTCCAGAAGAGAATGAATGCTGGGCTACATCCTTTATCAAATGAAGTTGAATTTCCTGAATATGAAAGTTCTCTGTCTTTTAGTAGAAATATCTGGATAAGAATAGTCTCAGGTTATAATAAGTTTAAGAACTGGATTCGTGAGAATTATGCATTTTTAATAGGTTTATTGGCTGTTGGATCAGGCTTGGTAGTAGGTATTTATTTTATGGTTACTGCTGTTCATGATTTCTTTTTCCCTGATTCAAAAATAGAACAACAGAATCTTATTCCGCAATCAGTTGATAATAAGACAATGATGAAACATAGTAGCAAGAAATTATTAAGACCTAAAATTAACAATGCTAAAAATTATGTCACTCTTGATAGATATGTAAGTAGTCTGCCTGCTGTTATGCCTCAAGGACTTTTTAATATGGAATTCGCCACAAAAATTGTTCCCAGATTGGATTTTTCTGATTTTGGTAAACAAGGTGGTGCTAATGATACTATTGCAAAAGTTATGAACAAATATTTCTTTATTATGTACGTTACTTTTAAAGAAGGCGATGAGGCTAAGGTTTCACGTTTTGGTCAATGTAGTAATTTGTTAAGTAGGTATTTTTATGTGCAATTACACTATGCCTTCACTATGAAAGACTTAATGGATGATCCCAAATATGAAGGAGGTACTATAACTTTTATTAATCCTCTAAAAACTATTGTTTATAAAATGACTTGTGAGGATTTTATCAATAATTTGTATACTACAAGAAATTGTGGAGCTACTGATCAAGGTTTGCTTTTTATTAGAACAGCTCAAATTAATTCTACTGGTATTTACAAGTACTTAGTTACTGAAAAAGATTTGTCAACTTTGGCAGGTCTTTCAGCAATTGATGTTAGTATTGTAAGTTCTACCTTTAAAGAAGGTAAAGATGGAGACCTTGGAGCTTTAGTTATTAGAGATAAACATACACAAGCTAGTCCTATGGCTTATCAAGAAATTAACAAAATTTTTGAAGGAACTACAAAAGAGGGAATAGACAGAAAGTCATATCCTCTTCCTAGATCGTGGAAATATAACCAAACTCATGCCCCTGGTGATTGTGGAGCTCTTATATTTTGTAGAACTGGTAATTTCCAAAATAGAGTAATAGTTGGTTCTCATGATGCAGGAGGTGAAAAGTTTGGAGTTGGTTGTATGCTTAGCAAAGAAATAGCTGATGAACTTTTAAGTGCATTTAACGATCCTATGATTTCAAAATATCTACTTACTGAAGAAAGTATAGTAGATGATTTGAGTGCTGCTTCATATACCGAATCACCTGTACCACAAGGAAATTTCTTATCTACCGTCAAGATAGATCCAGAATATCAATGGTCAGGCCCTCATCACTCTCGAATTAAGAGATCTGAGATTTATGGTAAATTACCTGAACCTTATGACTTTGTTAATAAAGCTCCAGCTAAAATGAGAACTTTTGAGAATTCAGAAGGTGATGTTATTAATCCTATGAAGAATGCTATAGAAGAGTATGGACCAGATCCTCCATGTGTCGATTTTGATGTTCTTGCTGAAGCATCTAATGATTATCTAGATTGTATTTTGAAAGCAACTTCAACTTATAAGTATCCTCGAACAATGTGGTCTTTAGATCAAGCACTGAGAGGTTTTAATAAGGTGAAAGGAATTAGTCCATCGACAAGTTCTGGTTGGCCCCTTAATACTGGTAAAACTATTGATGTTAAACATGAATACTTTAGAGCAATTGCTGAAAATGATGAAAAACTTGAAAGAGAAATGTATATAATTATTGAACATGTTGTTGGAAATATATTTTCAAAATTTAAAAATAGACAAAGACCTTTCTTTATGTTTATTGATTTTCTCAAGGATGAACTTAGAAGTCTTGAGAAAGTATCAAAAGGTAAAACTAGGTTAGTTAGTGGAGCTGATTTCTTTTTGGTTATTGTTTTTAGAATGTGTTTTGGAGCATTTATGGATGCTTTTACGGAATTTAATATTGAACTTGGTTCAGCCGTTGGAGTTAATCCTTACTCTGACGAATGGGATCAAATTGCTCGTAGATTAACTAAATTTGGAAAATTCGAAGGCTTATATGAAGTACTGGCTGGTGACTTTGCAAAATACGATGCTAAACAAACTTCTGTTATAATGAATGAGGCTCTTGATGTTATTATTGGTTGGTATAAAGCTGCTCCTGAATTTAATATAGAACATCAGTCTTTTATGACTTTTTGTTGGGCAGAAATTACTAATTCTAGACACCTTTTTGAGAATTTTATGGTTGAGTGGTATACATCAATGGCTTCTGGTAATCCAATAACAACAATGGTAAATACTATTTGCAATAATATCATTATTAGAGTTTGTTGGATAAATGCTGGATTCGCAATTATTTTATTTAGAGATAAAGTATACTTTATAGCTCTTGGAGATGATCATGCGCTTACTGTTCATCATGATTATATAGATAAGTTTAATGAATTGACTCTACCTGATCTTATGGCTCAAATTGGACATAAATATACTACAGAAAATAAGCTTCTAGCTCTTTTCCCTTCAAGAGATTTAAGTCAAATTGAATTTCTCAAAAGGCGATGGGTTTATAATAATAGACATGGTAGATATATTGCCCCATTAAATATGGATAGTATTTCTGGAATGTTGAATTTTACAAAGAAAGGAGCTAAAGCTAATCAGATTACTATGGATAATATAGCTACTGCTTTGAGAGAATTATCTCTTCAGGGTAGGAATGTCTATGATTCTTGGTATCCTAAGTTGATGGAATTAGCTAGAACCCATTTTCCTAATATGGGCTTTAGTGGATCAGTTCACCATGACTACAATCTAGCATTGAAAGAAACGCTAGATTCGGAGTTTGAATGGTAAATTCAAACTTTCTTTTGTAAATATGTATATAGTATATAATCTCCAAATAATGTCGATGCATGTACGACTTTAAATAACACATGCGCTCATATTCATTGTGTGTTAGTACCTCACAATGTCTTAACCATATTCACGCAAGACAATACAAATTATTCCACATCCAAAGATGAAGTTATTAATTTAGGGAACCAACTTAATAACCAATCTATAAATTCAAACGGTTCCAATCCTTCTATAAAACCTGATGATTCTTCAGTTCAAAATTTATCAACTGAGATTAAAGAATTTCAAACAACCAAATTTATTGATGATGCTGATATAGTGATGAGAGATGAATCACAAATAGATCATTTAGATCCTACATTTATGTATGCTAATGATACACAATTAACAGAACAGTTTCTCAAGGACTTCCTCAAGAAACCGATCGTATTTGCTAGTGGTTCTTTTAACATCACTGATACTTATTCATTTTTTAGTAGTTTCTCTATGCCCCTAAGTGCTTTTAATAGTCCCTCTGGAGGTTTATGGTTAAATAAACTTTTTGGTTATTTTGGTATGAGGTTTGATATGCGTTTTAGAATAGTAGTTAATGCTAACAAATTTCAACAAGGAAGATATATTCTTGGTTGGGTACCTCTTGGAGGAACAACCAGGACTACTTCTAATATTAAAGCAACTTTATTCAACAATATGCATATGGCAACTCTTACTCAACGTACTACTGTACCCCATGTTGAGATAGATCTTGCTACACAAACTAGTGCTGAGCTATTAATACCTTTTGCCTCCACGCAAAATTATTGGCCCATAAGCTCAGCAATTTCTAATGTTGACAATTCATCATTAGGTTTTATTAATTTATACCCATATTCACCTTTGGTTGCTCCTACTGGTTCAACTGTTGCTTCTTATACTATTTATCTTTCATTAGAAAATGTTCAATTATTTGGAGCAGCTTCCCCGCAATCAGCAAGAGTTAAGAAACAGGAAATTTCAAACAAAATGAATGGACCCGTTTCTGGTGTAGCTACAGCTTTCGCTAAAGGTTTTAAAGAATTTGGTGCTATACCGTTACTTTCTGATTATGCTCTCGGAGCTTCTTGGATTGCTGACCGTGTAGCTAATGTAGCATCGATTTTTGGCTGGGCTAAGCCTACTCAAGGTGATAGTATGCAAAAGATTATGATTTTAAATAATCCTGGTCATTGTAATGTTGATGGTGATTCTGAAGTTAAAACGTTGTCTTTTCTCGCTCAACCTGCAACTATACCACTTAAAGGTTTAGCTGGTACTTGTTATGATGAAATGGATTTTTCCTATATTGTACGTAAGTACGCTTTTAAGCAAAAATTTGATTGGTCTCTTGGAACTGCTCCCGGTAACTTAGTTATGATTAATGTTACTCCCAATGAAGCAATTCCAGGTCTTGCTGGAGCTATAGTTTTTACTCCAGTTAATTTTGTTGCAAGTTTCTTTAGATTTTGGCGAGGTTCACTTAAATATAGATTTAAAATAGTGAAAACAGAATTTCACTCTGGTAGAATTCAAGTTTGTTTTTATCCCACTGATGAATCAGTTTTTACTGCAGATCCTTATTATGTAAATAGACAGATTATTGATATTAGAGATTGCATGGAATTTGAAGTAGTAATACCTTACATTTCCAGAACTCCTTATTTAACTGTTGACCAATTTATGGGAAAACTTTCTATTGATATTGTTGACCCTCTTGTTGCTCCTGCTTCTGTTTCCTCTTCTGTTACCTTTTTAGTTGAAACTTGTGGTGGTGATGATATGGAATTTGCCGTTCCTGGACAAGCCAATTTTTCTGCAAAATTAGCAACTCCTCAGTCTGCTGAACCAGGAAAAACTTCAAAACAAATTTCATTTAACATAGGTAATTCAGCTATATCTGCTAATCCAGTTAACGCATCTGCATATTGTATTGGTGATAAAGTTTCGAATTTTAGAGAATATCTTAAAAGATGGTCATATATTGGTCCTTCAACAACTGGTAGTGCTAATGCTGCTCGAAGTAATAAACTTGGTGCTATAGTTGTACCTGATATTATAATGGCTTATGGTAATGGAACCATTACTGTACCCTCTCAAAATGCTGATCTGATCTCATTAGTTGGATCATGTTATATGTTTTGGTCTGGTGGTGTTAGAATCAAAGATATTTATGATGTGAATGCAACTAGTTTAGCTATAGCATCACAACCTAATGTTACCCATAATATTATTAGTTCAGTCTTATCCCAGAAAAATGCAACTGAAAAGCAGTTTTCTACTCAAGCAGGACAATCTTCGACCTATCCCAATTTTCATCAAGCAATGCAGTCTGCAAATGTAAACAGTACTCATGTTGTTGAAATACCTCAGTATACACAAAATTTATGTAGAAATATTTGTGATGTTATTGTTTGGCAAGCTGATTCTTTAGCTGTTACCTCACAGTACATTTCAGGACCTAGTTCTACTCAATATAATGTTAAGTTTACTGGACCAGTTTTATTTGGTGATGGTTTAGACACACTATTTTATGATACCCATAACTTGTATCGTTCACTATCTGATGATGGAAATTTTTCTTTATTCATTAGCGTTCCCCCACTTACAACTTATGGAGTATTGGCTCCTGCTGGATTTTATTAAATCCAACCCTGACAAGGAAAAGTCGTTAAAACCCGTCATACGGACGTAAACCGCCCATCCACGAAGAAGTATAGTTTTACCGATTTTAGTACTTAAGTTCGTTTTCCATCCTATCGGAACCAGCTCTTTTGAGCGTTTGGAAATTTTACGAGACCATTGGTCTATAAATGATTTATAATGTAATACCTTTTACGCAAAACCAATCCTTTTAGACCGTCAGGTCTCTGAGCTTTGGCCAGTCGTGGTTGTAGAAATATATAAGGCCCAACCGGCATTACACTTAGTATTTATTGCTTTTATAGCGATAATATACTCGGC